GCGTATGATATGATACAAAGAATCAAGAACAATAGACGTAGTGGTAACAACAACGTTTATTAATAAATTGGGGGATTAATTTCCCCCTTTTTTATTTACTAACATACATACTATCTCATCTGTATATACCAAGCGTGTGTACAGTATATATATACCAACATATACCAAACATGTGGTACAAGAATATTGCAATACAACCCTATTACAATCGATTAAAAGTAGGGGAACGGGGATCAGACCTGGGACAGTAGCAACTCGTTAGTGGGAGTATGTGAAAACATATGATGATCATAGTCTATAAACTGCACCAACAATTAAATTAAACTCTTAACCAATAAAGGAGGTGTATATGAATGCACTAAAAGTAGTAACAATAGTAACACCTAAAGGTAACCAAATAGATAAAACCTTTAGAGTTGATAGTAGAGAAGACTTGAATTATATCACAGGTTATATTCAAGCGTGTAAAGATAGAGGTGCTGAAGTAGTATTTAAAGACAACAATCTTACTGAAGCATTACCTGTATAACTCTTAACCAATAAAGGAGCAATCATGACTAAACCTAGTATAATGAATGTAGTACCAAATGATATAAGTAAGCAAGACAGTATAGATAATCAAACGCAAGCTTTTCTAGTTGCAGTAGATGATATACTAAATAATAAGTGTAAGATGATGACTTCAAAAGACAGTTATCTTGATAGAAAACATAATGATGTAGAACGTATAATATTACCAAAAGGTTATAAGATATTGTAGATTTGGTAGGAGAGTGGTAATACCTCCCATCGATAGTAATAACTGAGGGTCACTGATAGTGATCTGTTGGGAGGTGTTATTAATAAATAAATTGGAGGAATAATTATGGCAATGAGTAAAACATTTTATAAACATTTTAGATATGATGAGTCAGTAATGCAAAGTAAGACAGTAAACAATATAGTTGAAGCTCTTGCTTTTGGAGCACGTAATCCTAATCGTATGGAGAATGTAGTAGATTTTATATTAAAGAAACATAAAGAAGCTATGACTAAGTTTAACCAAAAGAAAACAAGGTCAGGTTTACTTATTCAAATAGAATTAGATAAAGACAAAAAGAATAAACTACGAAAATTATAGGAGGTATAGTTATGGGTTGGTACGCACAATCTGATGAAGCTCAAGAACATTTAGAAAAATGTAAGAAAGATAGTGATACATGCGAAAAATGTTTTGAGATAAGCGAAATGGCTTATGCAATGCAACAATATGGTAAAGGTAAACCACACCCATTGTTGAATAAAACCTTAGAGATATTCTCAGGTACATTGATAAAGGAGGGTAAATAATGCTAATGTTTGAACCCGTAAGATCACAAGATGAGATTATCAAAGACCTTACTAAGCTAAAGATAGAACAAGAAGTTTTGAAAAAGAAAGAGAACATGCTTGTAAACGAACTGCTTGGCATAGAGAATGTGGAGGGAGATTAATGGAATTATATTTAATAACCAAGATTATAATATGTCTAACAGTAATAGGATATATATATTTATTTATAAAATGGAGGCGTTGTAAATGGACATCGGACCAATAGAATCAAACACAAGAGTGTTGAAAAAGACAATAACTTTTCTGCCTGATGGTAGAGTTAAAGAGACTGTTGAAAGACAGATAAGACAAAACATACAGGTAATTGATGAATACTTTGATCAGTTAGCTGATGAATACAAATCAATCCAATCATATGAACAAGGAGGCCCACATGGCAACTAAAACAATAAAATTCCTACAAGGTGGCGGCTTTGTAGAGAGACAAACTAACGCTGATACTGTTGAACAACTAAGAGCAGAATTTCCTGACGATATTACTGGCAATGCATCTGTAGCTGTTAATGGTGTGTCTGTAACTAATACTCACGCCATTGAAGAAGGTGATATTGTTGCAGCTGTTAATAATAATAAGTCTGGCGGTGATCAGTAATTATTAACTTGTAACTTATAGGGCTGTAGTGACAGGCGAGTGATAACACAGATGAATAGATATCCAGGTAACACTAACGAGGGTCAATCAGCCCTATATAACATTAAACTTTGGAGGATATATGAATTTTAGGGATTATGACTGCATTGTAGATGGTACAATGGAACAATGCATAGAAGAAATTGAAGTAGGAGATCTTGGAGATCACATATATTATGGTCCTCAAGCAGAGATAATGGAGAAACTAACTACATTTAATACTAGGTATGGTGCAGATTTAGAAGTAACTAAAACATTCAAATGGAAACGTGGTTCTTATGATAAAGTAGCTGAACTTATGATGAAAGGTCTTGGTTTTAGAAGAAGACCTAGTGGTATGTACAACTATTTACAAAGAGAAGAATGGTTTCGAACTCAAACATGGAATGCTATAAAAAATAATTTACGTGATTTAGATGAAACATTGTATAGGTTAAGATGTAATGGTGAAGTATGGCTAGATGACCCTGGTATACTTGTTGAAAGAAAGAACTTGTATTCTAATTATCTAATAGAAAAAACTGAAGAAGCTGATAATTTGATAGAAAATATAGATATTATGAAAGATTTATATCATCAACTATTTGTTCATCCAACATCGCGTTCTAGTAAAAGATATATGTTAGTAACCACACTTCATATAGCGCCTGATATAATGAAAGTTTACACAACAAGAGGTAGAGCAAGTGCTGAGCCTGCTAAACATATAGAAAACATAGCTTGTGATACAGATTTGTATATTAATTTCGTATCATATCCTTTGTTGACTATGACTAGGCACGCTAATTATGACTGCCCATCATTTGATGTAAGTATTCATGGTGAAATTGAACAACCAGAAGACAAAGGTTTTTTATCTTTTCCATATATTTCTGGTAGTAGAAATTATCGAGGTGGATACTTTGGTAACAGTGTTTGCTATGGTGATCAAGCAACTGCAATGTATAATGCAACAAGAAGATATGATTTATCATCTATTGTATTACAATCAATACCTTGGGCTACATCATATACTAATGAAACACAACCACATAGTAATATTAAACTAATGTATCATGGTGAACCTGCTAAACTATCTGAAGAATACAGAAAGATATTCGGTACAAATGATTCAGAATATTGTAACTACGAACCAGATGGCGTAGATGATTATTGTGATAGAAATGAATGTACTCTTAGATATGATTGTGAAGCGTACAAACATGCTCACCCTGAACCAGTAACACCAGAACAAGCTGAGCAAATGACATTGCAATGGGCAACTAGAATGGGTGGTGTTAATCATGCTGCTCCAACTATAATACATACAACTGACAGTGCAGGTAATCCTATAAGTGTAACTAGGGATGCTCAAGAATTAACACGAGATAATCCTGAATAAAACCTGCAAAGATAAGGAGGAATAAATGAGTTTTGTAACAGAAAATAGTATGAAAGCACATTACAAGAGATTGTCTTGTAGAACTATTAAAATAAATAACGTTAGACTTGATCTTGAGGTTTATAAAACTCCTGATGGTATGACATTTGAAGTAGTAGAACATGTACCTGATACTGTATTTGATGATAATTATGTATCAAGACATGAAACACACATACCCTGGGATAAAATAGTAGACGCTCCAGAAGAGCCTTTACCAGAAGAAACAGAAGATGATTTAGGAAACAACATATATGGAGGGCCAAAATAATGGAAGTATTAATACATAAAGAATCTTGGGATAAAATTATAAACTATGCTAAAGCTGCTTATGTTACAGAAAAAGCTGAGATAGGTGGTATGGCAGTAGTAACACAAGATAAAGATGGTGATTGGACTATAGAAAATCCAGTTATATTGCCACAAGAAATTGCAGGAACAACATGTGATTTAGACAAAGAACATCTAGCTAAGTATTACACAGAAATGGCTATGAAGTATAGTGATCAGGTATTTAGATTCTGTTGGTGGCATAGTCATCACACAATGGATGCATTCTGGAGTGGTACAGATTTATCTAGTATTGATGAGTATGGTGAAGGTGATTCAGATGTATCATTTGCACTTGTAGTTAATCTAAAAGAAGAATACAAATGCAGAATATCTGTATGGAAACCAGTAGAAATACATGAAGATGTTGATGTTGTTATATTAGATGACAAGCCTGAAGTAGAAATACCTCTTGAAATAGTTACAGAAGTTAAAGCTAAATGTAGGACAAGATCACTTAGCTCTTATCAAACTGGATTTACTAGACTTCCATCTAATGGTAAACAATTGAGTTTAAGTACTTGGTATGATAGTAGAGGTATGAGCCCTCATTATCAGCTATTAGAAGATGATTGTATAGTTAAACAGCCAACAGAGTCACAAGCTGCTACATTTGAAGCTAAATGGGAGTATGCTATGGGTAAGATAACTGAGTATGTTAGACAAGTTAATATAGGTGAGTGGACTATGCATAAGTTTAAAACAGCAATTACACATACTAATGTACAATTAAAGGTTATTGACAACAAGTATCAAGAAATAGCTGAATCTTTAATAGATGCTGCATGTTATAACAAAACATATGGAGGTACATGGGTATGATAAACACAAGAAGTCAAGATATTGCAAATATATCAGGTATTAACTTTCACATTGTAGGTTGCGGGGCTATTGGGAGCTCCGTAGCCATGCAATTAGCAAGACTTGGAGCTAATCAATTTTATTTATATGATTTTGATAAAGTTGGTATAGAAAATGTAGGCGTAAGTCAATATGTGAATGAAGATGTTGGTAAAAGTAAAGTTCAAGCATTACGTTCTCATCTTTGGAGCATAGATGATAGCATAATAAGTGATATTACTATTGATAAATTTAAATATTATGAAGGTAATAAAGATGATATACTTGTATTAGGTTTAGACAGTATGTCTGCACGTATGGAAGTAGTTAAATTATTAGCAAAATGCCCTAATAAACCATCATTTGTGATAGATGGTAGGATGGGTGCAGAACAATATCAACAATACATATATGATAATATTACTGTAAGTAAATACACTAAAGATTGGTATTCTGATGAAGATTCTGATCCTGAACCATGCACTCGTAAAGCTACATCTTACTGTAGTAATATGAGTGGTAGTTTTATTTCTAATTCTATTAAGAACATAGTTATGAAACAACCATACTTCAAAGAAATTATTTTTAATTTTTCAACAATGATACTTGATAAAAAGAAATTAATTTCGTAAATTTAAAACCCTTCTTAAGGGTTCAATCGATAACATAGAGTGAGGCAGACACTTCGCATTTAAGCATAGTATCTTCATACGTCTGCCTTTACTCGTTTCAAAAAGGAGAGAAGATGAGTCAATTAGACATATCAAAACAAACTGGCATTGCTAAAACTATCTTAGAAGATAAAGCAAAATCAGAACAAAAAGAACTAGAAATATGGCAAAAAGAATCAAAAGTTAATTCTTGGAAGTCAGATCATTTAGACAAATTAGCTGGTGCTCTTGCTAAAGCTCAATCAGAAATGGAAGGAGCCAAAAAAGAAAGCACTAATCCGTTTTTCAAATCAAGTTATGCTGATTTGCATGCAGTTATTAAAGCATCTTTCCCACATTTATCTAAATATGGGTTATCAATTACACAAGGTAATGAAATGATAGAAGGTGCTGTATGTGTTACTACTACATTACTACATGAATCAGGTCAATGGATTAGATCAAAAGTAAAACTACCTCTTGCAAAAGTTGACGCACAAGGTGTTGGTTCAGCAATTACATATGGCAGAAGATACGGTTTATCTTCAATGGTAGGTATCGCTCAGTATGATGACGATGCAAATTCAATTCGTAAATAATAAGGAGAAGAAATGCGAACAATAACAGTAAAAAAGACTACTGGTGGTAAATTTTCACCAGGTTGGAAAGAAGCAGAGATAACAAAAGCTGCATATGGAGACTATAATGGTACCAAATACATCGATTGTTTCTTTAAAGACTATCCAGACTCACTTAACTTAAGAATATACGAGAAACGTGGTCAAAATGGCGAAGAGTTTGCTATTGGTAGACTATTCAGATTTGCTAATGCTGGTATATCAGAAGTCTTAAATGGTGCTGATGGTGAAAGTGTTGTTAAAATAGATGATAGTCCTTCTACATTGATGGGTAAAAAAGTTAATATTTTTATGTACAAAGATGGAGAATATAGTAGAGTATTATCTAGTGTAGCTCCTACAGTATTTGAAAATCAACTTGAATCATTCAAAGATAATGATGTAGAATATTGGAAGTCTCAAGCAGAAAATTATTACCAAAAATACGTAGCTCATAAAATAGCTAATGGTAATACCTCCGAAGAAACAACTAGTAAGGTAGAAGTACCCTTCTAGTTAATTGTTAGTTAAGCAATATAGAGAGTCAATAACTGGTCCTGTAGGAATATGTGAGGCTCTCTATATAAATATAAGGAGAAAATATGGCAGGTTTAGCAAAAATAGGTGGTAAAGTAAGATCATCAGAAGGTGGTAAGAAAAAACAACCTAAATCAAAAAGAAAAGAATCTTTTTATGATAGAGCTTATAGGTTAAGAAGAGAACTTCCTTGGCCATATAATACGTTAGTCGATTTGAAAAACAAGAAGAAGGATAAAATATTATGATAAAAGAATTTGCGTTCGGATTATCGAACAGATGCCACTTTCAAGAAGCTTCTAAAGCAAGCGAATGGATGGGGCTTGATAGAGATACATTTGTATCATTATACGATTACGATAAAGATGTTATAGATTATGTGCAAAAAAAAGGTAAACTAGCAGGATATACTGGTTCAATATATATGCCTGATGAATTTATATTAGATGTAGATGGTACAAATACTTTAAATGCAAGAGATAAACTGTTAGGACTGTACATTATACTTAATGATATGAATCTTACTTATAACACATATTTTAGTGGCACTGGATTCCATGTGGGCATACATTCGTCTGCTTTTAGATGGAAACCATGTGAAGATTTGCATATGAAAGTTAAAAAAGAATTAACTAGTAAAGGTATATTTGAATATGCAGATCCATCAGTTACAGACAAAACAAGAATTATAAGGTTGTTAAATACTAAAAATAGTAAATCTAATTTATACAAGGTTCAAATTGATCCTATAATAAATGTATTAGATAAAGATAACAATGAGTTTTTACAGGAGTTAGAATCTTATGCAAAACAACCACAAAAAATACTCAATGATGACATTGAATGCAACGTAGTATTTGATGTATTAGGAGCGAGTCAACAAACCTTGCACACAGGTAATAATGTTGAACAGTTGACTGAGGAGCCTGTCCTCTCAAAAGGTAGACAACCAGATCCAATGAACTATCCATGTATACAAAGAATGTTATATGGTAGTGTTATTGGTAGCAGACATATGGTAGCACTTAGATTATCAGCATGGATGAGATGGTTGTACCCTGAAGATACAGTTAGATTGCTAATGAATGATTGGAGACAAAGAGTTGACAATCCAGAAAAACCATTTACACAAAAAGAACTAGATGCTATCATAGATAATTGTTATGATGGTCATGATGGTCAAGGTTACAGATATGGGTGTAATGATGTTATTATGGATAAACATTGTCAAAATACTTGTAGATTATTCAAATCTAAAAAATCACAAAATACTATGGATGCAGAGATGATGGAAAAAGAAATGATAGATTTCTATAAACGTGATCTTAATCCTATTAATTTCAAAGAAGCTTACAATTGCGACTTCCCTATATATCCAGGTGAAGTTGTTATCTTACAGGCTCCTCCTGCTTCTATGAAAACTATGTTTCTACAAAATATGATGGTTGCTTTTAAAAGACCTACATACTTTATAGAAATGGAAATGTCACCAAGACAGATATGGTCTAGGTTTGCTATGATAGAAACTGGTATGTCAGAAGAAGAACTTGCTGAACATTACAGAAAATACAACAATGGTATAAGTCAAAAGTTTAATTGGTTGACTGTAGACTTCGGTTCTTTATATACACATGAATTAGAAAAAAGAATCGCTACCTTACCTGTTAAACCAGAGATAGTTGTTGTTGACCATATGGGCTTATTTAGAAGCAAAAAACATGATCACAATATGAAAGTAGAAGAAGCAAGTCAAGCATTGATGGAGCTTGCAGTAAAACATAATGTTATTGTATTTACTGTTAGTGAGATTAGTAAGCAAGCTATGGTAGAAGGCATGAATATAGCTTCATCTAGAGGTTCGTTTAGAGTTGCTTACAATGCAAATAAAATACTTTCACTTAAACCATTTAAAGATGCAGAAGGTAATATACAAATGCTGCAGTTGGTAAGTGATAAAAACAGAGAACGTGAACATCTTAATATTAAATTAGGATTTGACAATCTAAGGATGGTACCATATGAGAGCTAGTGAGTATATGCATTTTTTAAACAGGACAGATATTGGTTTAGGTAGAAATCCTGGTGAACGTGACTATACTCACTTCACACCTAGAATGATACACAAAAGACAAAGATATGAATATCAATTGAACTTAAGAAAAATAAATAAGGAGAAGAAATAATGTATTACAATACCAATAAAGAGTCAGGAGCTGTATTAAAAAACAGTTTTGATAGTACTAAAAAACAAGAAGATTTAGTTTTAGCTGTATTTCAAACATATCCAAAAGAAAACCTTAGCCCTGATGATGTTCAAGGATTTCTTGTAGATAATATACAAGCAGCATTTCCTATAACAAGTATAAGAAGATCTATAACTAATCTTACAAGTAATAACAAATTAGAGAAAACTAATAAAATGAAACAAGGTGTATGGGGTAAACAAACTCATACTTGGAAACTAAAATAGGAGAAGATATGTTAGATGAATTAATTAAAATAAGAAAATATATTGATGAAGTTATTGAAACATATAAAGATCTACATCCAGATGAAGAAGAAAACCAGAAACAACAGGCTTTAAAAAAGTTAAGGGAGGGGATTTATGAAAGCACGTTCCGCAAAAAACAAAGGCAGAAAACTGCAGAATCTAGTGAGGGACCGCCTTCGCTCTGTGTATACGGAGATTCTTGAGACGAATGATATTGAGTCCCAAGTTATGGGTATGAGTGGAGAAGATATTGTATTATCACCAGCAGCTAAGAAAGTAATACCTTATAGCTTTGAGTGTAAAAATCAAGAAAGACTTAACTTATGGAGTTCTTTAGAACAAGCAGAAGGAAATTCACAGGATAGGAATCCCTGTTTAATATTTAAACGTAATAGATCAAAAATTTATGTAACTATAGAGTTTGATCATTTTATAGATATACTAGAAAGGGAAGTTAATGCTATACGGAAATGAGTTAGTAGGTTTATATGTAGACAAAACAGAAGGTTACTATTACAGTCTAAGATTGTTTATGTTTTGTTTAACATTGTCTGGAAACAATATATCTGGGCATGGTATTGGATTACAAGTATTTAATATTAATTTTAATATGTATATAAAGTTAGAATGGTAGTCCAACGGGGTGGAGATTTTTTCCTTTTCTGTTCTCCACCCTATTTCCTATCTAAGTCTCTCATTAATTGATCTAATTTATAACTACCTGTATCGTATCTTTTATTTTTCTTTTTATTTTTTAAAAAGTAATCCCCATAACCTTTTACTTTTCTTCGTTTAAAAAATGGTATACCAGGTAAATTTAATCCAAGTAATTCTTTATCATCACCTATCCAATTTTTAGTATTTTTAATCCAAGGTGCAGGATAAGCTGCAAAAGTATGTCTAACTAAATCCATGCCTCTATTACCACGAACAGATGGTATTGCTTTATTAGCCATAAATCCAGCAAAAGTTCCTAATCTATTCCAAAAAGCTCTATCTCTTGCTGCTCCATCTTCACTTTCAAGCAATCTATCGTATCCAAAAAACATTCTAGATAGTTCACTATCAGGAATATCCATCATATTTGATGCTTGTAAACCAAATATAATATCATCTACAATAGGACCAGTATAATCTCCGATAATACCATAATATCCTTTAGCATTATCTTTTAACGATCCATCAGGATTAAGTTCATCATCGTCTGGTCCAGCAATATTTCTATAAAGATTTTTTACTTTTTCAATAGTATCGTTTTCAAATATTCTAAATAAATCAGCATTTAATAAAACAGATATACCTGCTATAAATCCAGTCAATGCTGCATTATTTACAGCATATTTTATTTCAGGTGAATCCCATTGTTTTGCTGCAACTGAATGACCTATTCCTTCTACCATTTTATATTGCATATCAGCAAAAAACATAGGATAATGTAATAAAGCAGTAGCCATAGATGTGCCACTAGTCAAACCTACTTCTATTTTGTTTTTAATTTTACCATCTATAGTTACTTTACCAGGAGATCCAGTTAAAAGTCTTGATTTAGAATGTAATGCATATTCACCAGCCATTTGATTTACAGCAAATAAAGCTGTATTAGCAGCATCTTTAACCATTTTATTAGACATAGGCTTTTTCATATTTATAGAATTACCATTATGTTTACTCCAATATTCTGGATGTGACCTATATATCTCCATAGCTTGTACAAAAGCTTGTTTAAACATAAAGTTTCTAGTTATATTTTCACCTTTTTGATGAAAGTATAATAATCTATTAGGAATATTTTGAAAAAATTTAGATACAGGATTACTTAACATAAACTCGTTAACAGAAACATATCCATTTTTAGATCTTTTATTTATAACTTCAATCTGTCCTGATTCTAAGTTGTATTTAAAATCTAAAAGCTCTGTTCCTTCTTTAGTTAAAACACCTTCAGCAGCAAGTTCTTGACCAATATTTAAATCATCTCCAAATTTAAATCCTTGTATTCTTGACACAGCATCAGTTAATGCTTGGTAAGTAATTGCTCCATCAGTATCATGTTTTAAAGTACCATTTTTATAAATATTATTATGTTTTTTGATATTAAATAATCCTATTTTAGATAAAAAGAAACCTGCAGAAGCTACGTTTCTAACAGCACCAGTTAATCCAAACCCCATAGCTTTAAGAGTTTGAAATATATTTATTGATCTAACAGTTTTATTAAGCCATTCAGGTCTATTCTGCAATCCTTTAGTAGATATAACAAACTGGTCATCAACAAAATCTGTAAGACCTTTTAAATATTCTATATTAATTTTAGGATCTTTTAAAGCTTTAGTAACTCTCATATATTCTTTTGCTATTGAATTTAATTTATTAAACTGTATAGCTTGAGCTCCATATTGTTCTAATATATAAAATGGATTTTGAGATGTTCTTCTTTCTAAAAGTTCATTTTTTGATTTTACATTAGCTGGCATATCAGATTTTAACATATTTTGTAAATTTTCTGATAAATCTTCTGTTTTTCTTTTTATACCTTCAAAGGATGATTCATTCATAGTTTCATTAAATTTAGCTTTTAATTTCATAACATCATCTAATAATATTTGTGGAAAATAACCACCTTCTTTTATACCAATTTTAATTCTATTTATAGCATCTTCTACGTTTTTATCAAGAGATCTAAGTATTCTATCTCTAGCCATGACAGATGCTTTAGTATCATTGTATTCACTATTAGTATTTTTAAGCCACAACCCTTCTCTTAAGAATCTTAGTGCCTGTATATTCACTTCACCCATTTTATTTAAATATTGTCTACCTTTATCAACTGCATCTACAATATGTCTATTATAAGCTGTACCATATCTATTTTGATCTTCTTCTATTTTTCTTCCATATTTTTGGCCTCTAATACCTTCTTTTATAGCTTTTTTGTATTCAGCTGGAGTTAAACTTATAAGTGTATTAAAATCTCTTATAAAACCTCCTTTATCGCTTCTTACTATTTTTTCAATTTTTTGTTGAGTCTTAAAGATAAATGATGGATCTTCAGAATATTTTACTTCATTTTCATATTTTTGTATTTTTTTAAGAACAGGTAATTTATTAAAAAACCCAGAGTTCATACCTAATTCTATATAACCTTTTCTAATACTTTTTAAAATTTCTTTCATAAATATAGCTTGTTCTGCTATTTTGTTTCTTTCATAACTTTTAGCCTGATCTAAGTTATTTTGAAATCTTTTAGTAGCAGGAGTTTTTCTCATTGCAGCGTTAGGTATTCTAAAAATTGAACCTAATTTAGTTAAAGGTTTATTTAATTGTCTATCATGTTGCTTAACTGTATTTTGAAATCTTTTTACTTGACTATCTTTTAAAATAAAAGCATCATCTAATCTTAATGATTCATCTTGCATTTTTAATATTTCTTGCATTTCTCTTACAGCTGAATTATTATCATTAATATCCTCTACTTTACCATACATACTAGTAAGCATCTCAGAGCTATTATAAGCTTTAATCATTTTTTCAATACGAACTTTATTGTCTAACACTTCTTGTGTAACTGTTATATTATTGCAAGCTGTCATTATTTACACCCACTATTATTTTCTTTTCTTTTACTTCTAAAATATCTAATTTTTTTACCTTTTGTTGTAGCTTTAGAATATACACCATCAGAATAATTTCTACTATTATAAACATTAGCAAATGCTGGATCGAAATATCCATAATCTGCAAACAACGATTTTGAAAAATCTAAATCTGAATCTCTAAATAAATCATCCACATTATCAGATGAAGCTTTAAAGTAAACATCTGTTAAATGATGTAGATAAGCGTCTTCATGAGATAATCCATTCATAATATCAGCTTGTCTTCTTTGTTCGCCTATTATATATTCTAATTTTTCTGGCATATTATTAGGCTTTAATACATTATTATCACTTAAAAATTTATACACAGCAGATTGAAGTCTAGGGCTAGAATAAACATAAGGTAAATCAGTCATAGGACCTTTTACAAAAGACCCACTTAATGGTCTAGGATTTAATAGCAATAATGCTAAATCAATTGTAGGATCATTTTCACCTAATCTTAAATTACCATCTTTATCAAATGAATTATATTTTTTAAATAGTTCTGTAATAACTATTTGATCATTAAGACCAGAGTAAGCATAAGCATCTGATTTTTCTTGTATATTTTCTTTGCTATGTTTTCTAGCAAATTGATAATTATCATTAATTTTATCCATAACATTTGCAATATCATCATAAAGCATATCTATCTGTCTATCTGTTTTTACAATATTATCTATATTTTTAACATTATCTATTGCTAACCATAAAGCTTGATTTTGAACAACTTCATTAGGACCTAAAAACTTTTCTATTAATGGTTTAGTAAGCTCAATATATGTTCTATTAGATCTCATTTTGTAAGAATGATTAGCTTTAGGATTAAAGTTACCATGATAAGTTAATTGTGAAAAGTCTTGATTCATAATATCAGCTACATCTATTCTACCTGAAAAACTATAAACATTAACTGGTTGTCTTACTTTCTTTACAAAATTATTAATATTATTTTTATATACTCTTACTGTACCTTTTTTATCATTTAACAAGTTTTTCATTGCAAGTTTATCTAATATTTGCAATGCACTTTCTACATCTCTTAATCTAGATGATAATATATCATAATCATATTCATTTACTTTGTATTGAGAACCATCCATTTTACCTATTTCAACAGATAGACTTGATGCTTCTTTTGTAAGTAAATGATAAACAGCAGATCTCATATTTACATTTTGAAAACTAAACTTATTATTAGTTTCTTTTGCATCTAAAACAGCAAAATCTAAAACATCAGGTGCCTCTTGATCAGAAAACAAAGTTTTAACAGGATCTGAATTAGGATAGAATGTTTTGTATATAGCTATACTATTCATAAAGTTAGTTTTTCTTGCTCTTACAGTTGCTAAATCAATCTTAAATTGTTTAGAATTTAATTCACCATAAAAATCTACATCTTTTAATAATTCTTTTTCTCTAATTTTTTGTAAAGCATACCCTTCATCTGCTAATGTTAATGCTTTTATTGGGTTATCATAACCTGATTTAGTTATATTACCTGCATTTTTAAGAGTAATAAGTTTGTTTATAACTCTAGGAGGTCTTCCAGAAAAGTAATCCTGTATTTTTGATGCATCTAATATCGGTTCTGCAGTTCTGCCTTCAGTATAAAATGTTTTAATAATTTCTTGCATCATATCTGGTTTATTAGAAAATCTTTTAATAAGTTCATCAGCAACATATTGATTTGGATTTCTTAACATATCAAGTAAATTATCATATATTTCACCTAAATAATAGTCTGTTGGAGTAAATTGACCACCTTCATTAAATGGATCGTTAAAAACAGACTTAGCTTTATTTAGTGTACCTAGCATTATATTAGCTATTTCTTGATTTAACAATCCAGAATTAATAGTATTAGGGTCATCAGTCTTAAATTTTTTATATGCACCTTCTATAGAGCCTGGTATTTCAATTCCTAATTTAGATAATTTTTCTTTTATTTGTGGATTAACATCACCAAATATAGTAGCTCTTCTTAACACATTTGTAAGATCAGTTTGAAAATGTTTGTCAACTGCATTTTGATTTATATCTGCTTGAGCTCTTGCAGATAAAGATTCAAAACTTTCTAACCCTTTTTTAATCATATCAATATCTGATACATTTACAAACTTAGCTTTAGAATTATCTTTAAAATTAAATTCAATACCTATATTACTAGCCCAATTCAAAGTATTTTTTAATGAAATTGTTTCACCAATAGCATATTCGTTTCTATTGATTTGATTTTTTAATGTACTAAATCCTATGTCTTGTGGTATTTTACCAAATTTTCCATCTTGATTCATACCAAATATATTATTATTAAAAGCATATCTTGGAAGCTGTCTATAATCTTCTATAGTACCTAATTTTTTAATAGATTCATTTATAAATCTAGATGGCATACCTAAATAATGAAACCCATGATCTCCATCAAAATCTCTTTGATGCATAACTCTTAAATCATAATTGTTAATAATAGTATGATTACCCATATCTTCAGTCAAAAATGAACGTATTCTATTAAAACCAACATCAAGGCTTTTCTTTGGTATAGCGATTGATACAACACCTAAATTAATTTTATATTTATTTTTTAAATTATCTAATGATTTGCTCACAACATTTTCAATAACAGGGAATCCTTGGTTATCTTTAACTATTCTGTTATGACTGTTTTGTGTTATAAGATTATGTATGCCTTCAAAAGTAGCAACAGTTTTATTTATACGCGTACTTGTCAATGTTTCTTCAACGTATTTTCTTAATTCTTGTAAATCTTTCATTAAAGCTTTATCAGATTTTATACTATTAATTTCCAAATTGTTACCATCGAATGTAGTTCTATATGTTTTATCATTAACTATATCAAACATAGCATCAGTAACATCTATATCATTTTTAACAAATCTTATTCTTACATCTCTTCCTTCGTGTTGTATAATAAAATCTAAATCTTCTATACTTGAAACATTTCTTTTTCCTAAATGTTTTGGTAAAGATACATCACCGAAATTAGTTGCTATTCTAGAATTAACAACAGATTCAGTTTCAGTTATATCTTTTGAAAAGTTTTCAAGTTCAGCAAATATAGTTGGATTGTGATCGTTAAATAAATCAGGAATTAAATATGTATCAGCACCTTTTGATGTCATATTTCTTCTAACACTATCAAATATCTTGCCTCTAAATAAAGTTTTTAATTGATTCTTAATAGCAGTATTGTTAGTAGACATACCAGCATTTAAAAGTTCTTGAGCAAATCCATAACTACCATCACTAAAATCATAACCTGTATCATCTTCCATCTCTCTCATCATTGTTAATATTAACTGAGGGTCATCTAATTTATCAAAATCTATTTTTCTAGCTACTAATTCATCAATAGTTTTATCTAAGCCTTTATATTTTCTTATATCTTTAACAATATCAGCAGCAAGAAAATCATTTAAAGAATTAGAAACCATAACTTTGTCACCCTGTTTAGCCATATGTCCTAATCCTATAGAAGAAAAAGGTATTTCTATTATTCCGTCTCTATTTCCTGAGCTTCTTGTAAGTAAATTATCTACAAAACTTAAACCAGGATTTAATTTAAATGCAGACAATGGTTTTTCGTTTGCATCTAATCCATAAAATGCTTTAGCTGCACTTTCACCAACAATCATATCAACATCGTCTAAGTTTGGTATTTTTGATATAGCATCATTATAATGAAAATAACCTTTTATAACTAATCCTTGTGCACTTTCAGTCATAAATCCATCTGCAAATGCAGTATTAGCTTTAATACCATTACCATTTTCGTTACCAAATGTAGATCCTAAAACTTTTCTTAAATCATTATTTACAATAGTAACAGCCCCATCTATTACAGAACTATGTAAGCTTTCAATTTTTTTACCATCCATAATTTTTTCTTTAAATTTGGTTGCATATGGACTATCTGATTGATCTAATTTAGCTACAACAGCATCTCTATTAGACATTAAATCTGTTTTAGTAAATACACCAGAATTAAAATCTTTTTCCCAAGCTTCATCTGATACAATTAAAACTTTCAGTTTTTTATTTTTAAAGGTATTAAACAGATTTTTTGTTTCTTGACTAACACCATTATATCTTGTAATTAAATCTAAATAATTATCATTTATATAATCATAGTTTTTATTTATAGTTTGATTAGTAACTTTAAGAAGCTTTTGAGCCATTTCATCAAATAAAGCATCTCTGTTGTTTGATTTATAGACATCATCAGTAAAGAAATTATCAAACTTATTAGC